AGAGTTAAAGAAGTGGCTCCAACGGCGTAATCGGTAGAATCAAGGGTTCCGCCGTTTTCCGTGCCGACTGCCGGGGTCTGAACCTGTGCGGACTCCCGGATTGCCATACCGTAGATGTCCAGGAGAACGCCCTGTCTCAGCAATGAATCACCGCCTGCTTCGTTGGCCTTGGAGAGCTGGGTGAGGGTGCGAAGGGCCGCGCCTTCAGTGGTCCCGATTACCAGTTGAAGATCGGAAAGGGGGGCGCCGTTGTCGGCAAGAATCTTGCGGACATTGGCAGCGTCGGCCAGGTTGGTCTTGAACAACGTGTTGTCGTTCGGAACTGCGGCACGGGAGCCGTATTTATACAGGTTGCCAAGATCAAGTTCGATCTCGTTCACCAGCGTGCGCATGGCCTGCGCGAACTGATCGCGGATGATGTTCTTCACGCCGGGGCCGCCGTTGTTCATCTGCAACGACTCTTCACCCTGCCAACGGATAGGAACTCTGCGGGCTTTGGTGATTGCCAATGACACATTGCCGATGGTCTGCTGCCCGTCATCCGGGGGGGTCACATTCGGTGCAATGTCGCTTGCGGTTGCTGCCGGCGCGACGTGCGAGTAAACCGTCTGGCCGATAGCTGCGCGGGAGGTCTGCGGGTCAATGGTTACGGACGGAATAAATCCGACCAATTCTCTGGACACAACGTCCAAAGCTGCGTAAAGATCAGGAATCAAATTTGTGAGTGTGTTTGCTGAACTAGGCATGATAAAGTTCTCCTTTTTGGTTATTTAGGGCAAAGAAAAACGGCGACAATAAGGTGGTTAGGCACCTAACTGCCGCCGTTAATTCTTTCTTTTGCGCCCCTGTCAGTCTGGCCGGACGTTCAGGAGAACCCTAATTTTTTAATCCGTTAATTTCCCGCCGCCCTTCGTGAACTCCATCTTTGCATCTGGAGCCAACGAATCAAAAGCGGCCCTCGTCATAGTCTTGACGCCATCAGCGCCCGTCTTTCCACCTGTAGCCCCGCCGCCCTGATTGGCAGGCGCTGCCACGAAGTGCTTACCTTCATCCGATTTCGCCCACTCAATGACTGCGTCGCTTAACGGCTTGTCACCCATGAGAGCAATTCGGTTTTCACCTTCAGTTTTCAAAGTAACCTGCCCGGACAGTAAGGCTTTGACAGCCTTCGTCATTTCGGGCTTTACGCCTGCCTTCAGCAGAGCATCATTGAGGCCATTGTCCACCAGCAGCTTCGAGACAAAACCGGCCTCGCGTTCAAGCGCCTTCTTTGCCGATTCCGCTTCTTTAACTGCGGTCTTTGCCAGCTTCTGAGCTTCAGCAAGCTTCGCCTGCGTCTGTTCAAGCTCGGTCTGTAAGGCCGCGTGTTCAGCCGGGTCAATCTGTGAATCCTTTTGCAATTTCTTAATCTTGCCAAGTAACTCCTGGTTTTTTGCAACTAAACCAGCAGTCGCTTCAGCAACCGCCGCGTCAATCTTTTCTTTTAATTCTTTTTCGTCCATGATCTGTTCTCCTTTGGAGTGGTTGTGGGCGTTGCCCGTTGACCCCGCATAACGGGGCTATGCCGCTTTCCTTAATTCATCAAGCCTGAGCGGTCTTCCTGTGCCGTCCACCAGTTGCCGCAAGGTTATTTTTCCTTCCTGAAAGAGCTTAGCCCGTCCGGGGCCAAGCAGGTCGTTCAGGTATTCCGTGTCGTGTCGCTTTAAAAACGCATCCATCGTCATGTCCGCTGGAACCTGGCCCAAGTCTGAAGCTCTTGTCCCGGGGGGCATTTCATCCACGTTGAGGCCAAGATCACGATAACTTTTCGTCAACGGAGTCAGGACGCATCGGCAATTAGGATGTAAAGGCGGGTTCTTTAACGGCAGGTCGCCCTTAATTGAATTGCCCTTCATGTCCCATTGAGCGCCGCTGTAGGCCATGCACTCAATACAGGTGTTTCCGTCAAGCGTTGCCAGCCATTCAAAGCCCTTCATGATGTCCGCGTTTGCCTTGTAGGTTGCCATTCTCGCATCATTGGCAATCTGCATGATGGAATCGTGAACCAGCGTGGAGGCGTGGCGGTGTGATATTTCCATAATGCCGACAATACCCTTCTTCTTGCTGCCCACAATCCGCATGATGACCTGTTGCAAGGTTTCGCCAGCGACAACGCCCTGTCTTACCTGTGCGCTGAATTTAAAGGCCGTGTCAGCGCCCATTTTTTCCCACCAATCTTTTAAAGGTGCGCCCTGAATAAGCGAATCCGAAACCATAGCCTTCAACACAGCCGCAGACGGCAAAGACGCTTCAAGCCCTATTGAGGCAATGGCTGTTTGCGTAGCCGCTGCTTCTACTTTAGCTAATCCGACATAATCGAACTCGCTCTGAATGCCGCCGTAAAAGGTGTTGATGATAGCCGTGCAATCCTTCAAGAGCTTAGTCAACCGCGTCTTTTCGTAGGGTGTGAATCCGCTTGCCAGCTTCGCCTTCAATTCGGTTTGCATTTGCAGAAACACCTTAAACAGCTTCTTTTTCTCGCTTGCTGTAAAGCGTTCAATGCGGATAGCGTTGCTCAGGATTTCATCAGCTATGGCAATGTCGGACTTTTTCACTCTTCACCATCCATCAACGAGGGGGCCTTGCTTGCTATCCGTTCTTGCTCTTCTTTCAGTGTAACACCCGGCATGACCACTTCCCGCTTCTGCAAAATATCAAACAACCCCTGATCCGAAAATCCCGGCGCTCCCATCTGCCAGCCTTTTAGCCATTCGGCCAATTCCTGCGGGGTCACTTCTGGGGGCATGAACTCATCGTTCAGCACAACAGACCATTTACCCGGCGAACCTGCCCACTCGCAGAAGGTGTTTAAAGCCATTGTCAGGCCAATCGAAATTGTGCTTGATATAGCAGACAGGATGCTTGATTCCCCGGCACGGTGAATTTGTGCGGTTTGGGCCGTCTCAACTGCCTTCTTTTCAGAGGACAAAAGACGCGCCCCTAGTATTGCCATGTTTTGTTCGTCGCTTGCTTTGGCCGCTTGAATGGCCGATAAGCCCTGCCCGGTGTATTCAAGGTAAGTTGCTTTGGCCCGCGGATCAGAAAACACCCAAGCACTTGAACTGCCGACATAGAGCTTTTCGTTCTCGTTCTCCCGCGTGTAGCCGGCAACAACAGGCGTCGGCAGGCCGGTGAAGTGCAGGCCGTGTTTGTAATCAGCGTCAAGCCGGTAGTGGTCAAGGTTCAAGTCCACGAGGTCATTCAACGGTGGATCATCAATCTCCGGGGTCGTGTCGTCAACGCCGATGAAATAGAACGGGATGAAATCAAGCGGCTTGCCGTTCATCAAAGGGAATAGGTCTTTCCCGACCTGTTCGTCTTCTTTTTTGTCGTTAATCCGGAAAACCCTTACACGGTATTGATTATTGAAAAGGTCAAGTACGCGGTAACGGGTTTCAGTTTTATGCTCAAATTCATTATCCGGTTCAAGGGCCGCGCTTTCGGTCAGCACGACCATTGACAGCACGGTTCGGTTTCTGCTCCACGTTGTCTTCCAGTTGATGATTGACTCTGCCGGATAGGTGTTCATGGACGGTCTGAGGTTCAGCTTCTGCGCGTCGGCCAGGGTCATGCCCTCAACTGACTGCTGCGGGTAGTCAACGAGGACACCCAGCCGCCCGGTGGTCAGGACTTCCAGCGTCGCCCTCTGCGCGAGAATATGAAAGGAAATGCCGGACATGGTAACGTCATCAAGATAAGGCTCAACTGACGGCGCAACGTCAATCACCGGGGGGCGACGGAAAATCATGCCTGATAATGCTGAAATCGTGCGCCATGTGGCATTGAAGAACTGAGCGCGGGTCTTGTATGCCTGATAATCAGAATCGGTTTGGTCTGTCAGTTTCGGCAGGTATCTTTCACCGGCTGCGTGGATCGCCTTTTGACCGGCTACGCAATCCCGGCAAGACTGCCAGGAATCCGACATGGAATCATATAAGGGGTGATGCGAGTCAACTTTAGCCATTACATACCTGCCAATTTAATCTTAGTCATCGGCGCCGTCTGCGGGTAGCAGTATTCGACGTAATAGCCGATTGCATCCGTAATATGCGTCAAATCCGGCGTTGCCTTCTTGTCGATCTCTCCCGATCCGCCCTTTAACAACTGAACGCCCTCAAAATCGCGCACAACGTGGGGGGCCTTCTTGCTATCCACCATCAGGCGAATGTCGCCGCTTGTGCTTTTTA